TTCTACAACGCACTGGTAGTGGTGATTGGTAATAACTATCGAAAGCCCCTGCGCAGTAAAGATGAAAATGGGAAGGTAGTCAAAGGAAAGAGAGTGAAGAATCCTGTGACAGTCTTTAAGCCTGTTTGTGAAGAGCTCGGTTATGATCCCGAGATGCCTGTGACTCCTCCTAATGGGCTGGCTGAGGAAGTACAGATCCTTGCTAGAGGGCTTGCAGCTATTCAGTAATGAAAGGAGAAGTGATATATGAGATTGAAAATTGGTACTCTGTTGGAACTACAGTCACCTGATACATACATTACAGGTCTCTCTAAAAACCAGGTACTTGAACTCTGGCTTAATAAGGAACCGATTGTCTTCTTGAAGTCCAATGGGGGCACTATGCTCCTCATAGCTATTCCTGCTTGTATGACAATATGTTGGATTCACAAGGACCACTTCAAGATGCCTCCTGAAGAAGCGTTCACTAGTGAACTCGCAGTAGAAGTAGAGAGTGTGGATATGGTCAATCATCCTCCTCACTATCTCGATCTTGGTATGGAGGTGAAGGACATTATCAAAGAGGTAGTCACATATACCTTTGGGAGTAGAGCCTATAAAGCTTACTGTCTTGGTAATGAACTCAAGTACAGACTGAGGGCTGGACATAAAGGGGATGCTGTACAGGATCTTGAAAAGGCTGCCTTCTATAGGGAAGAGAGGTACAAGTCATGAATTGTGTTATATTAGCTCGTGCACTGACCGGACCTGCATTGATGCGGGAGGCTTGTAGTATGACTACGAGGGGTGAGAAGCAGTCTACTATCTCTTTGGAGGCTATATACAGGTGTGAGCATAGCCCTATCCGTACACAGCTTTTCTGGATCGAGATGTATAACGTTCCTACCTATGTGTCTGTCCATTTTGTACGGCATAAGGTAGGTGTAGAACATTTTGTACAGTCTAACCGGACAGATCGCGGAGGATCGGATGACCTTACTCGTATGGCTCCTGTTAATCATGGGATGCTTGTTAATGCACAGGCTCTTATCCAAATGGCTCGAAAGAGGCTTTGCCATAAAGCTGATGAAAGAACACGGGAAGTTATGAATGAGATCAAGAGAGCAGTAGGGCGTGAAGATCCTGACTTGGTTCCTTTTATGGTACCTGAGTGTGTGTATCGCAACGGGTTCTGTCCTGAACTTAAACCCTGCGGGAAAATGCAAGGGATGGAAGGAGGTGTATCATAGGTTTCTTTAGCTTCCTTGGGGGCCTTATCAGTCCGATCACGACTGTGGTTAAAGGCTATCAAGAACGGAAGAAGGTGAAGCTTGAAGGCGAGTTAGCTATACAGAAAGCTAAGACTGAGGCTACTGTGAATCGTCTCAAGACTGTAACCGAAGGTGACATTGCCTGGGAGAATACACAGATCAATCAAGGAGGGTGGAAGGATGAGTATTGGACTATCATTCTCTCTATTCCTTGTATTCTGTGCTTCATCCCAGGCATGTTCGAGTATGTGGTTCGAGGGTTCAGTGCTCTGGATAAAACACCTGAGTGGTATCGTTGGATGGTTGGTGTGAGTGTCAGTGCCTCGTTTGGTTATCGTAAACTGGCTGACTTTATGAGTCTGAAGAAAGGAGCATAACAGTATGAAAGAACTTAAAAAAGATTGTAAGACATACACAACAAAAGAAGGGTGGGCACTGCTCAAAGTGTTTCCTACTGCTACTCCTGTTCTTGTGTTTGAATTGAACAAGAAGACTTTGAAACCTTTTGAAGAGAGTGATAGTTCACTTATCTCTAGGGAAGGTATAAAGAAGATCAAAGGTTTGGAAGCCAAACTGAGAAGTATTTATGGCATCCTTGAACCCCTTATTTTCTATGTATTTTGCAATACAAAGACAGGTGAGATAGTGATTGTAGACTTCAGAAAAGAAGATGGAGCACAGGCCAGCACATGGTCCAGATACTTGTGTATGAGTCTTTTCAAAGAATAACCCGGCCGTCAAGATCAGGCGGCAGAAAGGCACACATGAAAGAAGAACCCCGCGAATTGCCGCCTGTATCTCTGCACGGCGTTGTTCTGCCTCCTGATTCTGAAAACCAAAGCGGAAGGAAATAGCGATGAACATTCAAGAAATGCGGATGCTGAAAGAAAAGCTGGAATCTTCGATTGCGGAAGAACTCGGATCGTTTTGCAGGCAAACCGGGCTTGTCGTTTCGGATGTGCGAACGGAAGCGCATTTCGTTCACGATGCAAGCGCGAAGCGCATAGCATCACCGGTTTATACCGCAGCGGTTCGAGTTGAGCTATAGGCAGAATGACTGAGTTCACCGGCTGGCCGCAGTTTGGCCAGTCCGCGTGCAACGACTGGTTAGCCGAATACACAATGAGTGAACAACAAGCAGAGAGGTGGTTTAAATGGAACTCCGAGAAATAAAAGACGAAGAAAGACCCCTATGTCCACAGTGTAAAAAGCCTTTGATATGGATGCGATCTGACACCTATTACCATGAGGTTTATGGTTGGGATTATGATTGCGAGTGTGTTGATACTGCTAGATTAAAACCTGACCACATTTTCAGGTTCACGCCATGAAACCAGAAAAATATTTCAAACACATTCGGCGATTCTGGTTGGGGAACTGGAATTTAGAGGCTAACAACAACAATACAACTATAAGGACAGTCTATTATGGACTTGCTCATAGATGCTGACATCCTGCTTTACAAGTTTGGCTTTCGTAACCAGGATATTATTGAATGGCCTAATGGGGCTGTTACAGAAGAGAAGAATCTTGAAGGAGCTGTGAAGGAGCTGGAAGAGTTCACTAGTGAACTTCTATTGGCTACTCAGTGTGAGCGTCCTATTTATTGCATCTCTTCCAAGGTCAACTTTCGGCATGATATTCTCCCTAGTTACAAGCACAACCGGGACAAATCAAAGCGGCCTCTTCTGTTTGGTGAATTGAAGAAGTATCTTCGAGATCACTACAAGTGTAAGAGTTTCCATAGACTCGAAGCTGATGATGTCATGGGTATCCTCGCTACAAGATACCCTGGGAAGTATTGTATAGCTACCCTGGACAAAGATCTTCGACAGATCCCAGGCTGGCACTATAACTGGAACCATGATGATGAGCCTGTGAAGGTCACTCCCTTTGAAGGTGAATTGCTCTTCTACAAGCAGGTCCTGATGGGTGACAGTGTAGATGGTTTTGGTGGGTGTCCGAAGATAGGTAAAGTCAAGGCAGCAAAGATTGTAGAAGGGTGTATCCACTTGGATGAAGAATATCCTAAAGGGTATATCAATCCTTTGGAGGTGTGGAAAGTTATCAAGTATACCTACGCTAAAAAGGGCCTGGATGAAGAGTATATTCTACAACAAGCACGAATGGCCCGGATACTTCAGAGCACTGACTTTGAGTGGGGCACCAAGAAGCCTGTTCTTTGGTATCCACTTCCATTCGATAGTGTGTTGCCTTGTGAATAACAAATACAGTAAAGAGGTTTGAACATGCTTAAAGAAGAAGGCTACCCGGTATACTTCTCCTACCCTGGGGAATTTATAGGGTTCATGCAGTATCTGAAAAAGAAGTACCCATTTCAAGAGATATGGAACCTTGAAGGGATCGGGGATCAGCTTGATATAAACAGGTTTGCTAAAGGTTTCTTCACCAATGAGGAAGCTACAAGTGATGTAAGTGTAGATGCCAATGCTAATGTAGAGTCTAAAGATGTGATTGCTTATAGCTTCGAGGCTTTTAAGGCTCTTAGTAGATTGAACAACTATTACCTGCTTTGGAAGAAACTGTACGAAACAGTAGGTAGAGAACAAGCAGAGTATATACTTGAAAAGCAATTTACAGGTGCTATCTATATCAACGACTTCTCTGGTGATTTTGGTAAGCCTTATTGCTTCAATTACAGTACCTTTGACATAGCTCTTGAAGGACTTCCAATGGTACAGAAGATTACTTCACTTCCACCAAAGTATCTGTATTCCTTCAAGTCACAGCTTGAACAGTTTGTAGTCCAGGCTTCCAATTCTACCTTGGGAGCTACAGGCTTTGCTGACTTGTTCATTGTCATGGCCTACTATGTGGATAAGGCTCTTGATGAACTCCGTGATGGTCACTTCAATTTCCAGAGTGAAGGAGATGTATGGGTATATGTACGAGAGACTCTTGTAAGTTTTATCTATACAATCAATCAACCTATGCGGGGTAATCAAAGTCCTTTCACGAATGTCTCTGTTATGGACAGGTACTTCCTGGAAGAGCTGCTTCCAAGTTACACGTTCCCTGATGGGCATACTCCGAACATTGAAACAGTGCTCAAGCTTCAGCTGTGTTTTTTGTGGACGATGAACCAGGAGCTGAAAAGAACCCCTGTGACCTTCCCTGTAACCACTGCATGTTTTTCTGTAGACGAGGTCGGGGAAATAAGAGATCACGCTTTTCTAAGGGATGTGGCTCATCACAATATGGATTTTGGTTTTATCAATATTTATATGGGAAAGACCAGTACACTCAGTTCATGTTGTCGTCTGCGTTCTGACACCAAGAACGAGTATTTCAATTCCTTTGGTGCAGGATCTACAAAGATTGGATCACTTGGCGTGGTTACTCTCAACCTCCCTCTTCTTGCACGATCATCTGCAAACGCTCAGCACTTCCTTACCCTTGTGTGTGCTCATGTTCGTTATGCTGCTCAGGTGAACAATGCTAAGAGGAGCTTCATACAGGATCGTATCAATGAAGGCGCAATGCCTCTCTATTCTTTGGGCTTTATGGACCTCAAGAAACAGTACTCCACTTGTGGAGTCAACGGACTGTATGAAGCTCTTTCTATACTTGGTTTTGATATACTCTCTCCTGAAGGGCTTGAATTTGCATTACAGGTGATTGAAGCCATTAACAGCGTCAATGAAGAGTGCACCTCAGTTTATAGTTACCCCCACAATTGTGAGCAGACTCCCTCAGAGACAAGTGCAATCAAGCTAGCCTCCAAAGACACTTTCTTTGGCTGTAACCCTGAAGGGTATCCTTTATACTCCAACCAGTTCCTACCTTTGACGCATGAAGCTACATTGATGGACCGCATAGACCTTCAAGGACAGCTTGATAAACACTTTTCAGGTGGTGCTATTTGTCATGTAACCACTGGTGAAAGGTTCACTAGTGAACTTATGATGCGGAATTTGATCCGGCATTGTGCTTCAAAGGGTGTTGTCTATTGGGCTGTGAACTATACGTTACATCGGTGTGTCAATGGGCACATGAGTGTAGGAGATAAGCTTACAGTATGTCCACTGTGTGGTGAGCCTATTGCAGATACTTTCACAAGAGTAGTAGGTTTCCTGACCAATACAAAAAATTGGCACAAGGTGCGTAGGGAAGAAGACTTTCCAAAGAGAGTTCAATATTACACGGAGTGATAAACAATGAGAATATCTATCAATGTGTTTGATCCTCAGTTTTCTTTGGAACATGAAGCTCTTGAAGTGTATCTTGCAGGGTGTAGGCAGCACTGCCCCGGCTGTCACAATCCTGAAACGTGGGACTTTGAAGCTGGTAAACCCTATAATGCAAAGTGGCTTCACCGTGTAAGAACTCTGGTAAAGAACAATCCAAGGATTGTACATAACCTGTGGGTACTTGGTGGTGAACCTCTTGACCAGAATCACGAGGATCTTTGTAATCTATTGAAACTACTCAGTAGCTTTGGTGTTCCTTTGTGGCTCTTTACAAGCTATGAACTTTCTCAAATACCTTGTTATATTAAGTCTTGTTGTAGTTACATTAAGACCGGCAAGTATCTCAAGGACTTCCCTACCTCTCCTAACTACCGAGAGTTTGGAGTCCACCTTGCTACAACCAACCAGCACATTCATAAAAAGGGAGAACATTATGTTTGATCCTCAGCAGTTTAGAGGACTTGTAATAGATGTACTCAAAGAACTTGGCCTAGAGATACCTTACTCTGATGTAGCCGTTGAACTCCTCATGCTTACAGCAGCTCACGAGTCTCTGATGGGCACTTATCTCAGACAGGTGAAAGGACCGGCACGTGGAGTGTTCCAAATGGAGCCTGCTACAGAACAGGACATTTACGACAACTATCTGGCTTTTAAGCCTAACCTTGCTCACTTGGTGCTTGGCTTTCGGATGCAGCAGACAGACATTCCTGATCTTGAAAGTAACTTAGCCTATCAGATAGCTATGGCGAGAGTGCATTACTACAGGGTGCCCGAACCTCTGCCCAAGTCTTCAGATCCTGTGAAGCTGGCTGAGTATTGGAAGAAGTATTACAATACTCATAAAGGTAAGGGTAAGGTTGAGGACGCTGTGAAGCATTACAAAGCGATCCTTTAAGGCTTTGTGAGGGAGGGTAGATTATAGTCTACTCTCCCTTCTTTTTGAGGGTTAGTTATTGAGGTGAGAAACGGGATGAACCTATCTTTATACAGTTATGATCTTATAGAATCCTTAGATAAACAGTATCCAGAGAAGTGTCCTGATATTTTAGACACTGAGAGGATGATTTGGATGTATGCAGGTAAGAGAGAACTTATCCGCACTCTCTGTAATTTGAGGAAGAAGGACGAGTTGAATAAATACAAACAACCAACAGTATCATAGGAGGTAGTAATATGTCAGGTGGTAGTGCTCCAGATGTCAAAGTACCTGAGCCAAAGCCAGTACCGGAAGAGCCAGATATTCTCTTTGGTGAGGAGGAGGAGGAGGCAAAGAAGAAAAAGAAACGAGCGCAGGGAACCAGGAGTCTTCAGGTTCCGCTTACTACAGCTACAGGTGGTAGTGGCCTAGGCATCCCTAGCTAATGAGGAGTATTTAGATGGACAATAGCTCAACAATAAAAAGCAGGTATGACAAACTTGATACCAATAGGTTTGCACTTGTTGAACGTGCAAGAGAGTGTGCTGAACTGACTGTACCCTCTCTCATGCCTCCTGAAGGTTATACAGAAGCTGACGAGCTTTCTACACCGCATCAAAGTCTAGGTGCTCGGGCTATCAATAATCTGGCTTCCAAGCTCTTACTGACTATTCTTCCACCTAATTCTGCTTTTTTCAGGCTCAAGCTCTCTATGGATAAGCAGACTCAAGCTGAACTGGAAGCAAGAGATCCACAGTATAAAGAAAAGATGGATACGTTCTTGGCTGAAATGGAGCGGGCTATTGTGGACTTCATGGAATCTAAGTGTCTTCGAGTATCTTTGTGGAAAGCTTTAAGACTTCTGGTGGTAACTGGCAACGCTCTACTTTATTTCCCTGAAGACTCTGACAGACTCAAGGTGTACCCTATAGACAGATATGTAGTCCTTCGAGATGGTGTAGGACGTGTCCTTGAAATCATCTCTAAAGAAGAAGTGCACCCTTCTACACTTTCAGATGAACTGCGACAGCTCATTGAACATGAGAACATGACTACGACTTCCTTTACCACACAAAAGGACGAGAATGTAGAGATATATACAAAAGTCCGTAGAGTGGATGAAGATACCTTTGAAGCAGATCAAGAGGTCCAGGGCAAGCTTCTCTCAGAACTGACAGGCAAGAAACCCAAACGGTACAAACAAGAAGAATTGAGATGGATACCTCTCAGATGGACTCAAGCTGACTCAGACCATTATGGCCGTGGGCATGTTGAAGAGTACCTTGGAGACTTCTACTCATTGGAAGGACTCTCACAGAACCTTCTTGAATCTACAGCTATCACTTCACTGCTTATCTGGATGGTCAACCCGAACGGCGTGACTGATACACAGGATCTTGAGAAGGCTGACAACGGTTCTTTTATATCTGGAAATCGTGCTGATGTAGAGGCTCTACAGTCTGACAAGTCTCAGGATCTTTCAGTAGCAATTCAGTTTGTCCAGGGTATCGAGTCACGTCTTGAACAGGCTTTCCTGCTTCATTCCAGTGTTCAACGTCATGCTGAGCGTGTTACCGCAGAAGAGATACGGTACATGGCTCAGGAACTTGAAGACGCCTTGGGAGGTATTTACTCGGTCATGGCTACCGAACTTCAGCTTCCTTTAGTCAAGCTGGTCATGTCTATCCTCAGAAAGAAAAAGAAGCTCCCTAAGTTTGGAGAAGAGGAATTGAAACCTGTGATCACTACAGGTCTTGAAGCTCTTTCAAGAGGGCATGACCTCAACAAGATGATGCAGCTCTTGGAAGTGGCTACGAAGCTTGGTGAAGGTGGCCTGTCTTCTTTCAACACTACAGGCTTCCTGCAAAGAGCGAGTGCCAACCTTGGGCTGGACTCTCACGGTATCCTGAAAACTCAGGAACAACTAGCCCAGGAACAACAGCAGGCTCAGCAGATGCAAATGGCTCAGCAGGTCATGCCTCAGGTGACTGAACAGGTTATGGCTCAACAACAGCAACAAGCAACGGGTGAATAGTTATGCCACATGAAGAAGTGAATGTATCGATGGTTCAAGATAGTGAGGCTTCTCCTGAAGCTATTGCACAGCATGAAGAAGAGATGATTGCTAAGGTGGATGGTGAACCTCAGCAGCAGGAGGAGGAAGAAGAGTCCACTAGTGAACCTTCTACCAATGATAAAGAGGGTGACTTAGGTGTCTCAGAAGACAAGGATACAAAGGAAGAGGAGGAAGAAGAACATTCAAAAAATGAAGAAGAAGAAAAGGAGGGAGATGAAACACCTGAAAAGCCCACAGAAGTCTTCACTGAAACGGAGTGGAAAGACTATGTGGCAGAGTTTCAAGAGAGCGGTGAACTCTCTGAAGACAGTATTCAAAAGATTGTGGCGAAAGGTTTGCCGGAAGGTCTGGTTCGGGATTACCTGGCTGGCCTCCAAGCTCAGCAGACCATTCATACTCAGCAGGTAGAGAAAACTACACAAGAAATTTTCGACATGACGGGAGGGCAGGAGAGTTATCAGGCTATGCAGGAATGGGCCAAGGAGACTTTGACTGCTGAGGAGAAGCAAACTTTTAATGACGCTGTGTATTCCGGTAATCCTGCCTTGGCTAAGCTAGCTGTGCAGGGCCTTCATTCACGTTTTATCCAGTCTTCTCCAGGGGCGAGAGAGATTAACCTCTTGTCAGGGACAGGGGAAGGCAATGTAGGAAACGCTCAAGGAGCTTACAACTCCTGGGCAGAGGTTCGTAAGGATATGGGCAGACCGGAATACAAGAAAGATCCGGCTTTTCAGGCACAGG